GCTGTCACTGTATAATTTACACTATTGACTGTAATATCTGATGTTGCTGTAAACGTATCGGCAAGGTTTGCTGCAGGACCCTTTGTTGAAAGGTATGTCACTACAACTTTATTACCTGGATCTGGTTTCTTACCGAACGAGATACCGTCACCAAAGTTCAATTCATAGAAACCATTCGGTGTTTCACGAATCGTAAACACCGTAGTGTCTTTATCGATTGTGCTTGCTTCTGATAATGGTGTGTATTGTACATAGTTTGTTGATGATGCAGTATCATATACAAGTACTGTTGCAGTCTTTGTGTCGATCTCTTCATCAGGAATCACAAACACCTGACGTTCTGTTTTTTCACCGGCAAGGAATGTCTTTGTCTTTTCAGCGCCCTCATAGATTGGAATGTCTGTAGAACCGGCTGATGTCTTAAATTGATACAGACCTGAACCGTTATCTCTTGCAAAGTAATTTTCGAGTGTTCTGAATGTATATGATACACCGTCTACAGACGTACTAAACTGCCAACCCTTTGTCAATTGAATCTGTGCAGGTCGACCAACAACACCAGCAAGATTCACTGAGAGTTCTACAAGTGCTTTTGCTGAAACACGAGAACGTACTTCATAACCAAGAGTTTCTGCATGTGATACGACAGATGACCGAAGCTGTGCAGTATTCAGAAATGATTCATTCAGTGCAAAGTTTGCAGTCAGACCGTTAATATGTGTATTGTATGCCAATACGTCGAGTATGTTGTTCAGACCTGATGCATCAAAATCATAGTCAGCAAATTCTGTCTGTGCTTTCAGATAGTTCTTTAAACTCGTTTTGAGAGCATTAAAGTCGAGATCTGATGATTTAACTGTGCTCGCCATTTATCTAAGCCTCGCTAATGATACGTCTAATGCCACAATTTCGGCAGTGTTAACGACTTGAAAATTAATTGTTGCATCCAGTGAATTATAGTCAGGTTGCACTCTCAAATCAATCGATAGCACTCTTGCTCTCGGTTCGTATACAGTAATTGCATCATAAATCAAGTCTTGAATATATTCTGGATCATATTCTGTGTCTAGTGAAAACAGTGCATCATATAGATTTGCACCAAAGTTTGGCTGAAATGGTTTTTCACCAAGACCGGTTAGAAGTAGATTCTTTACAGCCTGTTTTACGGCAGCAGCATCTTTCTTTTTATAGACATCACCAGACGGTCTCGCATTGAATGTGAGATCTACATCAAGATAATCTTTTGACCGACTTGAAATAATCGACTTACTAAGATTACCGTCTTCTGCCGAAAATGCTTTTGCTACCATTTAAAAATCCTTTGAACTATTTATAGTATTTCTACAAGTTCGCCGTTTGTTTGTACAATGTTATTGAACCTTGTTTCAATCTTATTTTGATAGTCAACTGTCCAATCCGCTGTTACTTCGGGTGTTGTAAGAATAATTTGTGCATTCAGATCACCGTCATATGTGTCATAATCGAGAATCATCTTATCAAAATTCATATAGTCTTTAATATGCACAGCAAGATCAAATGTCGCTTTCAGTGGTATCAAACCATTACGATCTCTGAGTTCATACACAACCGCCCGACCTTTCGACATCAGATCATTCAGACTATCAATCTCAAGTGTCTCACCGGGTTCTGCTTTATAGAAACCTTCGACTACAACGATTGAATGTCGATTACGAACATCGAGTTGCTTTTGTGCACTCTGTAAGAACTTTGCATGCAGATAGAGATTCTTTGCAATACGTACACGTTCTGTTTCATCTGTAATATGATTTAGCGTCGTAGGATCACCATGGCCACCGAGGAATGTACCAAGCTTGACGCCTGGTGCAAGTGGTGTTTTCGCGTTGATTACACCCTGTGCAACGAGATTCAATTCAGGATTATATAACTGTGCAGGCGTTATTGTCATACGACGTGAGAGATTATTTGTAAATGCGATGCGCTGTTCTGGATCTCCGCCTGGTAAGATGTCACCGTATACTCGCTTCGGTGTACCATCTGTATTCTCAATACGACCAATACTGAAACCTTCAGGCTTTTGCTGTATACCTTTTGGACTTAGGATACCTTCTGCCTGACATCTTGCAATGAATGCTGCATTACGTGCTGTGTTTGGATCTCTGAGTTTTGATCTGACTTCTCTTGTTGTCAGATTCACTTTCGATATTCCGTTATAAGTGTTTGTCTTATCGATTTCATCTCGAATGACATTACCTACATCGACATTCACAAAGCGATAACCGTAACCACTCTGCGTAAGATAGTCACCAAGCCATGTTGCATCAGGTCCAGGTGCAGGGAATGATGTACGAATCGAAGTATCTCTTGCCGTATGGTTATTTGAACCAGGAGAACCTGCACTTCCAAGAGGCGCCTGACCAGCAGTTGTCGCAAAGTCTGCCTGATTTGCATCGTCTGCTTTACCAGTCAGATCACCGATAAATGTAGGTGCTTCGACTCCAGCTGTAAACAGTGCAGATGTGCCATAATAGTTCTTACCATAATGGAATACATTATCACCACCGATCATACCTGTAGTTGACTGTACAACCATATCTGTCGCAGCAATGTTTGCATTCTTTGTCGAGATTGAGAGTTCATCTTTTGATGTAATCATTGTGTCATCATCTACAAAGAGATTATAGTCTTTCTCTACACGTGTTGTAACAGTACCCTTTGTAATCATATTCTGATCACCGAGTATTGTGTCTGTCTTTGTGCCTTTGATGAATGATGATTGATTCTCAATCACTGTTGTTTCATGGTTCTCAACAACTTTCTGTTGATAGTTACCACGAATCTCTTCACGCTTATCACCATGCACTTTCAGATTATAGTTACCGCCGACTTCGACATCCATATCACCATCAACATGTAACTTTAAATTTCCATGATAGTGAATATCACCGTTACCTTTGACAATGACTTTCTGATCGTTACCGGTAATTTCAATTGTATTGTACTTCGAATTAATAATCACTGTACCGTCAGGTCGCATATCGATACCTGCACCAGTACGATGTTTAAATAACATACGTTCACGTCCTGGTGTATCATCGACTTCAGTGACATGACCGGTAATTGTTTCACGCACTTGATTTAGAGGATATTCACTCGGTGGCATGTCGACAATATCAAGATTCATATCGACAGAAGCACCACCGAAGATCAGTTCATTTTCTTTTAATCCTCTTGCGGCAAGGTTTGTCGATGCAATACTGACATACTCATCTCTCGGAAAAGCGTTGTCAACGTCTGAGTACGGATCTTCTTTTGCATTATTCTCGACTTCGATATCAAATTCAGACATTCTTAAATATTCCCTTTACTGCATCAAAGATCTTATTGTTCTTTAATTGATCGAGTTTAAGCCCTTGTGCATTTTTCAGTAATGATGATGAAGTTGTATTCAGTGAACTAATTTGTGGTGCATTGATACCACCAAGACCATTACCTGTTAATTTATCTGCACCTGCGATTTCATTTGTTTTTTGTCTTAAGAATCCAAGTGCATCTTCTTGCGTTTTAAGATAATCACCTTCAGGCAATGTCGATATCGTCTTATTTAATCGAGCAGCTTTTCGATTCATCTGCTCTCTCACATTTGGATCAAGTTTTGGTACCTTGATATTTTTTGGTATAAGATCAGCTAATTCAGAAGGAGAAGGAACTTCAATTGGTTCACCTGGTGTATCAGGCATTACTGATGGTTTACGTGATCTTGAATTGATAATATCGCGAATATTAAAGTAAGGCACACGATCAAATGCGGAATTTTCACTGACTTCATTCAGACCGATTATCTCTGCGCCTGGGAATACATCAATAAATTCATCGATGAACTGACCGAAAACACTTGACTGAGCAGGAGATAGTTTACGCTCTGCATCTGCATCGATGAAATATATTAAAGCATTTGGAAACGGATCCTTTGTGCCTGCTTTTCTACGTATTTCTTCTTCAAGAGGTCTATATATTTGAATTGCACCAAGACGATTCTGATGCATGTTGAACGCTAGCGCGTAATTCTTTGGGTTTGCTGTAACCGCGGCATCGCCGTGGTCTCTAAGCGCTTTTGCTCGATATTTGATATGCAACTCTTCGAGGAACAATGAACTTTTACGCACAGACGGCCAATGCCATACTATGAGTTGTGATATTGGTCTTTCAATCGCTCTGAGCTCTGCATTAATTGCTTCACTCGAATTAAAAGCAGGGAATCTATATTGACCACCATCATTAAAGGCAGCAAGACGTGTCAGAATACCATTCCAACCTGCAGTGCTTTCACCTGGTTTAAAGTCACCTACCTTTGTAATCAGCTCGGTATCGGTTGCTTCAATCTTTGATTTTGTTGCGACATTCTTAATATTCGTAGCACCGGTTGTTGTGACGACATTTGGTGTATCGACAAGTGTATTCTGCTTTGTCAGAACCTGTGATGCAGTTGAAGCTTTCAGTTCTGTGAGAGGTGAAGTAAACTTTGGTCCATTAGATGCCAGTGCTGTTACTTGTGCCATAATATTACCAAATGCAGAACCGACAGCACCGAAAGGATTACTTGAACCAAACGGATTCTCAAGTTCTGTGCCCACATCAACAGAAGCTTTCGATGCATTTTCTGCAGCCTTTGTAATGATACCGCCATCTACCTCGGTCTGTAGTGCACTCGCTGCACTGGCTGGTATTGGACTTGCATCTTTCAGTGCATTAATGATTTTACTATCATCAACATTTGCAATCTCTTTCAGTGCAGATCTCATCCCTTTGAGATTACCTTGCACAATCGTTTCATCTAATACAGCAGTCGTACCCTTTAAACCACCTGTCACACTGTTCAATTTCGCAGAGGCCGATATAGTCTTTGTAATGTTGCCTTCTTTAATATTTGAACCCATCAGTGCAATCGATGGACCTTCACTTGCACTACCTTTTGTTGTTGCAACCGATAGTGATGTAAATCCGTCTTTCTCTGTACCGATCTTAAGATTAATTACAGAACCTTCTGTTGTGGCAACCTCCGTAATTGACACATCGACTTTACTTACGAGGTCTGCAATTGCATTTGATGCATCTTGAAGTTTTGTATCAAGTGCCTGCTTTGGAATAATCTCACTCATACTAACTCCTCAAAGTAATTACGAGCTTCTGCCTTACGAGCTTCTGTAGAACCAGGCTGAGGTCGTAGGTAATTCTTTTCAAATACTTCACATGCATCTTCAACAGACTCTGTCCTTTGTAACTTTGCAAGACCAAGAAACGAATACTTATAGAGTTCATACTTAATAAACTGAAGTTGTGCATACATCGTTTTCCAATTGTATCCGTTCTTTGCACAGAAATCTAAGAGTTCTGCATAACGAGAAAGACCACCGCGTATGTTTGCTGCACGAGCTGCATCATTCCATTGTGCAAGGCCGTATGCAGGTGCACCGTCTGGCTCTTCGGTAGGCGGTCTGTCAGGATTAAAGTCTTTACCAGCATTTGTATTTACACCATTTTCTACATGCAGATTACCGAGAATACCACATGCTTGTTCCGGTGTAAAGCCGCCGCCTTCAGGTGAAGTAAAGAAATTAAATGCCTTTACGACATTCTTACCACCCGACAGAAAGAGCTTATCTGTTTCAAGTACAGAACCAGGCTTTTCTTTTTCAATCTTTCTGAGTTTACTCTTTTCTCGATTTGATTCAAACTTCGATATTGCACCGATTACGAGTGGTACTTGACTGTTTTGACCGTCTAGAAAGATACCGTATACTTGTGCAAGAGGTTTGATACCAACATTTGTACCGATACCTGATGATGTACCTTCTGTAATTGGTGCAGTGACATGTGCCCATGGTAATGCATCATTCGGCACGTCTGTAGTATTCTCACCATGAATACCATGAATACGAACCTTGACACGACCGAGCTGCTCAGGATCATTAATGTCAATTACAATCCCAAGAAACCAACGAGTAGCATCACCGTAATAATCTGTATAATGACCCGGAATCATTCATCTGATCCTTGTGTATAGATATCTGAATTGTAGTTTGCAATCTTCGATATTGCTAATTTAGTTCTGCATTTTTCTTTTGTGAAAACATGTCGCGCTGCCATTACAATGTAATCACCTGAAAGTTTGCGATCGATGTTTTGCCCTTGATGACCATGATCCGTTGATTTAAATATCACCTTAATGATATTTCCGATTGTTTTACTTTCACCACCACTTATAAATTCGCGACCGTCTACAACAATTTCAATTGGGTTTTTTGCAAGAAGACTTCCCATTACTAGAGAAGCAGTTTTCCTCGCATGACCTTCTGCAGTAGATTCTTCTGTGTATGCTTTTTTTCCAGCGAAGTTCTTACTTGCATATGTATTAAAGAGTTGACGTGAATTGTATTCTGATATAGGTACATCATCGATGATATGATCATATGAAATTACAGGTCTATTTTGCCGAGCGTTGAGTTTTGCAGTTTTATCATATACGTCTTTATGCACACTGAACTTTTTGTTTGCATATGTAG